TCACCACCCTCTATATCATCAAGCCCAATCTTTTCTCTAATCTCGTTAGGAGTAACCACACCAGCGTCAATATGATAGCTGTATATCTGGGTCTTATCTGAGAAGTCACCTAGTACAGATGCTTTATCTTCAATCTCAGTGTGAGACTTAGCCAGAACTTCGTCATCCAATATAAGATCTGCAATCTTCTTATCTATCTCCATTGCCAAAGTAGCAGATTTAACGCCCGTGGAGCGCAACTGCTGCAAGAACATCAATTCTTTGTCGTAGTCTCTGAGGTCGAAGGAATCAGGGTAGAAGACCTCTACATCTGCTGTAATCTCTTGCCAGTCACAGAACAACAACCACAACTGTTCTTCTGCCAACTCTAACAGATCAGCCTTCTCGGATAACTTAGCATTAAGCATCTGGAACTCAGTCTGCATAGCTACACCGCTCATGGTCATAGCTTCAGTGCCACGAACTGCACCCATGTGAGACATACGGTTAATAGACTGCACTTTGTCATCAATAGCAGCGCGTACAGCGTCAAGATTAGCTCCGCTAGGCTGAAGCTGAAAAGGCTTTAAGCTGGCATCCATATCATCAGGCATATTGATGATTGCACCAGCACCAGCACTAGCATCAGTGCCAAAAGACTTAACCAGTGTCGGGTGGTTGGATATACGAATCAACTGCTCTATCTCAGATAGCTCCTGATAGACTGCTCTTTGCATGTAGGCAGCGTCTGACAGGTCACTAATGCCAATGCCTCTAACGGTAGAACGGTTGGCAGGAAGGAACACAGCAGGTATTTTGCCTAGTGGGTTGTCTTCATTAGAAACCATCTTTTCGTCTTCATTGTCAGACTTCCAAAGCTCTACAGTGTCTTTAGTCCACACGCGGTAATATGTCTCAATATTAGACTCGTCAATGCGAACAACCGATTCTTTGACTTTAAAATATGTAAGCTCAAAGCGACCACTGGGGGTGCGCTCATAATCCCAATCCATTACGTTGTCGGGCGTAAACATCGTCACGTACGGGCGTATTTCTTGCGCTAACTCTTCAGCCTTAGTGCCAGCGTTAGACTTCGGCTTATCCATCATTACCCAGACATGACCATAAACGCTAGACCATACCTGACACTCACGCATAAACGCATTAAAGCTACGACCATCAAAGTCTGCATCATTTAAGAAAGGATCAAGTGCAACATTGCCCAAGGCAGTATTAAATACTCTGGTGGGCGGTACGCGCCAAAGGAAGCTGCTGTAAATATGCACCAGATTTTTACAGTGATTGTCTAGGGGAGTTAGATCAAGTCTACGAAGGTAATCTTCTCTAGTCTCGCTGATATAGCGAGTAAGGTACTCGCCATCTATATAATCTTGGCCGCCCATATAAGAACGCAGGTAAAACTCCCAGCGATCTTTAAAAATGTCGTACTCTGGGTGCGTTGTATCTGTGTTCAATCTCATCAAGTCCACCTTGTGGGTTGTGGCGTAGCGTATTCAGTGCGAACTGGGAATAAGTATTCAACCAAGTAGCCAAGGGCATCATTCATGTGATCAAAGCCATCGTCTTTATTGGGAACGCTAGTTCCTTCTTTATATGTCTGCCGCTCAAGAGACTTAATAGTCTGCTTGCATTTACTGCTGACAAACAAATGCCGCTCACCATCACCCGACAGTAAACGACTATTCACAGCATTAATTCTGTCCCTGACCAATGCGTGTGAGTTCTTCGCCTTAACGCTAAAACCTGCGTTTTGTAAGATCGACAAATCAGTGCGACCACCAGCACTTGTCTTGCGCTGTCTTGATGCTGGGTCAGGGTAGATAATGATATTACGATTACCGTATCTATCTTTTATCTCCGCAACCATTTCATCGGTATTTGATCCATACATGACAATCTCGTCAACGGCATACAGCTTCTCGCCTTTACGAATGCAGATAACGGCAGACATTGGATCAAGGTTAAAATCCATACCAATGTGGAGTGTACCACTATCATCCCCTATAGCCAACACAGAGTCTTCGCGACTAAACCCATAGTAGATCAGGCCAGCATACGTTACAAACTGGGCGCAATACTCTTGATTAAATGTTCTCTCATCGAGATCAGCCCTAGCAGCTTCAATCTCTTCTGCTGGCACGTTGCCGCCTTCCAGCGTTGTATATTGGAAAGACTCCCAGTTAGCTGCGCCATCCTTGCCTTTAGCCCAAAGATCGTAGAAGTGATTTCTGCCTTTAGGCGTACCGATAAATAGAGCAGTGCCGTTCCTATCGCTCAACGAAGCTCTTAGCACCTCGTACCAAGTCTCTGGGCGCATATCTGCAAACTCATCCAGAACTACATGATCTAACGCCCTGCCTCGCAAGTTGTTAGGCTTCTCAGCGCCTTTAAGGGCAATGTAAGAACCGTTAATCAGTTTGATCGTTAAAGAAGTTTCGTTGGTCTTAGCAATGTATTCAGGCGGGATTGTATGGATTAGCATATTCCAGCATATTTCTTTGGCAGCCCCATAAGTAGGAGCGCAATACCAGACGTTCCTGTTATGCCCTCCGGCAGCCGCTCTGAGAAGAGCAGCCGTAGCAAGAAAGGTCTTGCCGAATCTACGTCCTGCAACCACAGACACAAAACGCGCCTCAGATAAGAATATCTCAGATTGCGGCTTTGTTAATTGCATCTTTGCTCACTAGGATTTGAATAGGTGGTATTTCTTTTACTGGCTCAATGTACTGATCACCCCAGCTTTCCCTATCTCTGTTTTTGAGGTAGAAAATAATACAAGTGTTGTCACCTTCTACCGCTTTCTCAAAGAGTTTATTGGCTACTTGATTAATGCCTTCAGCCCTACCCTTTTTTATAGCATCCATAAACTCAGGATACTCATTCTGTCGCTCGTACAGCGTTGCATCTGATACACCAAGGCAACTAGCTATCTGAGACACAGTAAGCCCTTTAGAAGCCATTTCCTGAGCCTTACGGCATATCAACTCGTCTGGTATCCATTTCGGTCTACCGCTCATACTTCTGTCCCGAATAATTCTTCTGACATCATCTCAAATTCACGCTGGCCTTCGTGCTGCAATATTGCATCATCTTCTATATCTTCAATAATGCTTGCAACAACATTCTGCCAGTCGCTAATCTCTTCTCTGATCTTATATCTTGGGACATCGGTAGTCATCAAAGATTCAATTATCGAATCAAAGCGTACAATCTCGCCCTCTAATTCCCATTCAAAACAATCTGCAAGGCTTTGCGATATGTCTAACCCTTCCATCTTCTACCCCTTTGGTAGTTAACTAAGGGCATTGTAGACGCTTTTTAAGCGGAAATGTAAACTAATTGAGATCGTCTGCTGCGACTGCGCCAAGAGATAAGACTACGAATATAACCATGTAAAGTATCACTTTATGCTCCTCTGCTTGTAAATGAGGCGGCATCTTATACGTTATTAGTGATGATCGGAAATGAGGGTTTTCTATAGATGACATACCAAATATGATATGTAAGGTAGTCCGTTTCGGCTCCCAAGTGGACTAATCTTGGTTCAAAGGTAACAAAGAAACCTTGGCCTGATCCTATATCGGTCACTAGGGGATCAGCCTAGCAGGAGAGGATATGAGCCCTCCGACCTAGTAAATTACAAAACCTAATAAGCATAATAATATAACAATGAACTGGCCGTTACTGATCCAACATGGCTCTACTGCCCACTCCCTGAATCTTGCAAAACCAGCTTTGATCTTGTGCTTTAGTATCTCGCGATCTGCCACCTTGTGGGCATCAGCGATTAATTTTTTAATGTCCATTAGTGAACACCTCTTGCCGTTCTTTCTTGGTGTATTAAATGAGAGAAACTTTGCTCAACTCTATCACGCAATGTATCTTCAAGATATAGATAGATATTATCTCTTACCTGCTCGATAAACGTATCCGAATCAAGAATGCGGCTAAAGTCATCTAACGCTTCTGAGAAGTACGCATCATTGTCGCACTCGTCTTTATGCGCTTCTTCAGCATCGCGGAACATAGCGGCCAGCATTCTTGATGTGCTGCCGTAAGTCATAGATAAGGCAAGCTCGTACCTATCGCTGCAAGTGTGCGGGAAAACGTCATCTAGCCACGTCTGGTGAGTGTTTAACCAAGTAAAGGTAATAATGTCTTTACACTTGTCGTTCAGGTCTATCAAGTCACCTTCCCACAGCGGCTTCTCATCCATAATCAGAGAAACAATGTCATTAAGTTCATGGTAAGACATTAGCACACCCCCAGATTGATACAGTCGTTGTATCCCATAGTACTAACAGCGCAGTACATGATTAAGAGTATAGCCGCGCCAATCCATCCAGCGCGGTTTTCTTGTTTTTCTAACTCAGCTTTTTCAACAGTGTTGAGTTGGCTGTAAGTCATTGAGTGACGATCTAACATTACACTAACTCCACTGTGTTATAGCCGTAGCCGTTATTTACAAGATTCTCTTCAAGAACCCCAACGCCTGAGGCGATCATGTGACTTTTAATAAACTGACTGACAGTCTCGTCTGTACCAAGCTCTTTGATGTATTCTTTAATCATATTGGCATCAACTTCAACGGAAAACGAAACGCGAACTTTTTGAATTTTTGTAGTAAATGATTTGGCTTTTAACATATTATTCCCCTTGGTTTTTTGATGCCCCCGAAGGGGCGGTTGGTTTATGCTTGCTTGAGGTCTTGCGTCAGAAACCGAACATAGGATTGATGCATTGTATTGTCAGATTCTCTAAGGTAATTAGCTGCTCTATTTCTTGTATGCTCGCAAACGTCCCTAAATAAATGAGGGTATTTGGCTAACTCTCTAGCTAATCCCATAGCAGTTTTGGCGCTTGCGTTGAATCTGAATTCGTCTACGATGTCATGTAAAAGCATATTATTCTCTTTGGTTTTTTGATTGAGATTACATATTAGATTAAATAAACATTAATGTAAACACTTTATTTAAATTAATCTATGCTGACCGTGTGCATAACACGCCGCCCTGATTTATTCCAAACAACTGTGCCTAGAGTAGAGTTCCAATCCCAGCCAATCCGATGGCCGCAAGTAGTTATAATGTCGCCATCTTCCTTACTATCAATAGTAAAGACCATCGCTATGTCGTTAAATTTAGTGATTGTTAAGCCTTTTACCGTAATAATCATTTTGTATTCCTCTGTGTTTGATTGAGGGTTAACTATGATCCTTATCTTATAGAAAGTAAACCTTTTTGTTAATTAAATCGCAAAATAAGTTAACAAAGATTAAATTTCTCCGATTCGCCATTCTTGATCTTTAATCTGAGCCTTTAGATCGCGCTGAAACTGTATGACTTCATCGCGGTTAAACTTAGGCGAAGCCCTCCAAGCCAGTCTTTCCATGGCCTTAACCCTTCGCTGGCCGTAAGCGTCAACCATCCACTGCCTGTAGCGCAGGACATAATGCGCCTGCTTCATACCCCACAGGTTACACGATGGGCACTGAGGGGCAATATTTTCTTCAAATAACTTAAAAACAGTTCTGCCTCTGGGTATAAAGTGACCGCCCTGCATAGCCTTATAATGGTCTACCTTCCCACAGGTAACGCACTGGCAGTATCCGTTTTCATCGCTGGCCTTGAGCCTTACAAGACGTTGTAGGAGCTTTGCCGCTGCTTCTACTTCCTGCGCGATTGTCTTTACTTTACGCTTCGCCATATTCTAATTCCAGCAGCAATTCGCAATAATGTATAATTTTCTTAATGTCTTCTGCACCGTTTTTGCTCCGATGTCTGCTTGCGTATTTAACAATACAGCCATCAATAAATGGTAGTTTATTCATCGTGATATAAACTATCGGCTGGATAGCCAGCTTGTAATGATCCCCGCCTTCTTGCTTCTCTAATGCTCCCATGTCGTCTCCATGCTAGTCAGTAATACTTCCTCAGCATTGTTAAGATCGCAGCGAGGGCAAAGACCATAAGCGTAATCATCATCGCTAACCCAATACTCAAGACTACGGCCGCAGTCGCAAAAAGCCCGCGTAACCGTAAGGCTAAATGTTGGAAAATCAATGACATTACTCATCCTTTAGGCTTGGCACTACAGTCTTTCTGCTATGCTCTCCCGTCTTAAAATGATAGGTAATAGCGTGGGCCGCTCGCCAACTTACATAACCACCCCTAGCAGCATAAGCGTCAGCACCAGCCAATGTTGGGTGCCTTTCTACGACAGCACCAGACGTTTCTGCCGCCACTTGCTCCTGATGATGATAATGACCTGTGTGGATGTAACAATATTTAGCCTGACCCCACATTGCCCGATATCTTGCATCTGAGCTAAAAACAGACGGCAAGGCTCCAATCTTCTTTTTATGGCCGTGGTGAAACCCAAGCATTATCTCACCATGCAGATGCGCGTAATAAGGGAACTCTGTATCATCCACCTCTAATCTTGGGTTATTTTTGTAAATGACTTTAGCCGCCTTTCTAAGCCATGCAGAACCACTTTCGTCATGGTTGCCCTCACACACTATCAACTTAACCTTCTTGTGCTTAGACAGTAGTATTTCAATGCACTGCATCGTCACAGACAACGCCATTTCGATTAATTTTCCGTAGCGAGTGTCGGCATCAAGAACGTGCTTAGAGATAGGAGTAACTGGCAACAGGCCATCCCAGTGCAAGAAATCACCCTGCAAGTTTAATATTGCTAATTCGCTATTGGGTGAACCATCAGCCATTCGGGTAATTGCAGACATTGCCTCATGCTCCGCAATTGACATATCCCAGTCATCGCCAGTCTCAGCAGCCCAGCTATACATCCCTAGATGAAAATCTGTTAGCGTATAAAGGGTTAATAATTCTGAGTCGTGGCCTTTTGGTGATTTTATCTTAGGTGCTGGCTTCCATTGAAAGCCCTCTATAGCTTGCACCATTTGATCTAAATTTAAGCCTTTGCTTTTCTCTTGGATAACCCATTGCAATGCTTGCGAACCGTCTTCCTTGTAAGCTGTAGAGATTCTCTTTGCTTCAAATCCTTCTGCCGTCTGATGCGTAAGATCGCGGTGTGGCGCTATTCCTTGCCCTGCTGCCCTAGCCTCTAGCCTCTTGAGCATGATATCTATATTGCGCCTACTTGTGCCTAACTTCTTGGACGCTTTATTGTTTGATCCGCATTCAATAACAGCGTTTAACACTTCAATGTGACGTGGCTGCGTGGCAAATTCTAATAATACTCTTGGGTCAATTTTTGAGATGTTATCTCTCCTGCTTGTTCAGTAGCTCGGCATACTCGCTATCTGCGGGTATAGGAAGAAGTATCTTTTGCTTCTCGGCCCAATGATACACCTTATCTAAAAAGTGTACCATTTCGCCTTTAGTTAACTTGCTTGTGCTTTTTATTTGTTCAGCAATATTAACTTTCTCGCCAATAGAATAACTCTCTACCCCTAAAAACCTTTGTTTTAAAAAGAGTTTCCAGACATCTTCTGGCTTTCCGTATTCTACCTTGTGGCCCTTCTTTGCCATCTTTACCGCTATCTCTTTGTACCACACATGAGAAAGAGCGTTCTGGCTAGTGCTTCTAGGGTTTTCGTATTTCTGCACTTTAACGACCAGCGGAGCAGTGAAATCCCAACCCTCTATGCGCTTCAATATAGATGGCAACTTTCTTTCAATCTCTGCCGCGCTTTTGATTAATACAAAATCTCCCTGAGTACCCATTAGCGCCACTCGCTATATTCGCGGATAGTTATTGGGGGTAGTTTCAACCATTTTTGAGAAAGTCTTTCTGATTTCGTTCCGAGGCGAGAACACAGCTTTATTCTGTTTAAAGCGTTTTTGTTTTCAATTTCTGTCATTACCGATTCGGCTATTCTATTTTCGCGCATCATATCGACAAACCAATGCTTTTTGGACATTCTGTCGGCTGGAGCTAAATGCTCAATTAGGCAAAAAGGTTCCGCGTACAACCTGCCTTTTATTGTTTCTCGTGCGACTCCACCGTATTTGCAATTCTTGATTGTCCACTCAGCATATTGGTTGTAGGTGTAGCTCTCGCCCTCAACAAAATACTCATGGTCTCCTTTAAACTCTACTTTCCTAATTTCGTTAACCTGCCCCATATTTCAACTCCCCGTCCCAAAAAAATCCGTATCTAGTTAAATAAAATTGCTCCATCATTATTTTTTCTTCGCCAAATAAAAAACTAACATCAGCCATGCCCTCATCAATCGGCCTACTGCGTATGCTAGATGTTCTTTTTTTGTGCCTAGCCGCAAACTCTGCCTCTTGTGATTTTTGTAAAGTTTTGGCTCCATTACCTGCCTTTTCAGCATTATTGAGCCAAGTAAGACAAAAAGTTTCAATACCTTTTTTTGTCTTGCGCTTTTTAGGATTAACGTCACACCATAATTCCATCTTCACCAATTCGCGGTCAACATCAACCTTGCCACGAAAATGCGTTTTCCATTTAAGAACCAAATCATCCGCTGGCTCCCAATTCTCGCCATCATTTAATAACATAAAACGCTCCTATGCGTGTTTTGCGAATTCGCCATGAACTTCTAAACGGTATTTACTAACTGCCATAGCCGCATCTTCTATGTTTTCGAACAGCCCTAGATGCTTGTAAACGCTATTAGTCTTAACTTTAGCTTGCCACTTATTACGCAACTTATTAAATGTCACGCCCTTATAACCTGACGTATTATTAGCGTTTAACGCTCTATTGTGCTGATTCTGACTTGCAGTAGCTTCTCGTAAATTCTCGATGCGATTGTCTGTCTTAACCCCATTTATATGATCGAGAACCTTAGGTAGATAGCCATGATGATAGAGATAAATAAGTCTGTGAGCTAGATAGGTTTTTTGCTTAAAGTGAATATGGATATAGCCTTTAACAGATATACAACCAGCCGCCCTACCAGTAAACCCTTTATTACTTTTCATCCAGATTAATTTACCATCTTGATAATCAAAGTATTCTTTTAACATGCCTTGGAATGTTTTATCTTTCATTGTTATCCCCTTTTGGTTTTTTAACTAATTTTTTATCTTTAACACCAAATATTTTATCAAAATTGGAATCAAACTTAGCCTTATCAGTTGGCCTTTGCTTATCACCTTTGCTCACTTTATCTCCTATGGTTCGGCAAGCCTCACCTTGTATTAATGATTAATTATTTTATATATATTAATTTAAAGACGATTTAACCCTTTTACTACAGTTAATAGTAAATTAAAGATCAAAGGGCTAAAGCAGCTCTGCGGTAAAATCGTATTCGTATCGGATATCCAACCTATCCACTAATAACTACCGAGTTATCTATGGGGCTCTGTCTGGAGGGTCAACCACGCTCTGACGTTTTATCTAAGGAGTCCGTCAGCCTCAAGCCCGAATACTTTTTCTAGTCTAAATTATTTCTTTAAAAAACTACACCTAAAAGATAAGATTACTTAGAACCAAAAGTTATAAAATCATCAATCGTTATATCCATTGCTAATGTTACAAGCTGGATAGTGTGCAGCTTCATATTCTTGCTGGCTCTCCACCTAAATACCTGCTGCGGTGAAGTTTCGGTAATTTTAGCAAGTTTAGCACTGCTAACGCCTTTGCTTTTCTGTGCAAGTCTTAAACATTTGCCCGCGTCTAATAATTCCATCGATCTAAATCCTGTGCTATATTAATTGGGCGGGTTCCCCCGACTCGCAAACTACTCCTATGGTTTACCCCCTCGCGAGAGGGGGGTTTTTAGTCTAAAATGGTATATCATCATCCATATTTTCAATAGTAATTTCGGCAGGAGCTACTGCTTGCGTGACCTGCGGGGCAACAACAGGAATAGCCGCTTCTTTTGGAGTATAACTGGTCTTCATATATTTAGTTCCCTTTGCCGAGGTATTTACCCAGACGTTTACCCAATAATCAACGCCAGCAACTCTAGCTGAACCCTTATAATCTGGGTGGGTTTCTGTTTCTTTATTATCATTTTTAAAAATAGCACCGCTATTGTCTTTTTTTTCGTGTTCATTCATTTTTACTTCTCCACTTGGTTTATTATTTCTGCCACGGCTTTATCAACTTCGGCAGATAGTTTTGCGATGTATTCTTTATCGCGTTCTACGCGCACTAAAACGTGCGACATTTCTGGATGGTAGGCAAAGAAGTCCCACCATTTTCTTTTGGTAATCATCATGCAGCCCTGTATCTGCTGCCAGTATTTTTTAACGCCTAACTGCGGGTCTCTGTAATAGCTAACCATTGTCTTTGGCGCAGGGCATTTTAACTCCAAACCGCCCTCATCAAGTATCAACCCATCAGGCGAGCAGCCAAACTCAAAGCTAGCGTCAAGAATAAAGCCAGTCTCTATTACATCATTGTCAGAGATAAATTCGTATGCTTCCCTAGCCTCTGGCTCAAGTTCAGTTCCTCTCTCCATCCAAGAAGTAACGTGGAACGGCTCAGACTTTCCTGTAAGGCGTTCTGCAATCAGCTCATCTATGTACCCATCGGCAGATGTGCTTGGCTTCCCAGTCTGCGTTATTAACTTAGCAAACATACTTGCAGAAGGCTTGCCCAGTCTCGCAGCAAGCCATTCTGGTGAACCCTGTTCATGGTCTAGGATGATCACTTTTTAGCCTCTAATGCGGCAGCAGCGCGATCATAGTGTACAGCTAGAATCTGATCCACAGAACTAACCTTCAGCCACTTGCAGAATTTATCAACGTCAGCACCAGTCTCATCAAGTAATTTCTTGATGGCAATAATCTGATCGTTAGATACAATTTTCTTGTCATCACCGCGCAGTGTTGCAGACTCTGCATCATCATCAGCAGTTGGTATCCCTGCGATGGATTGCAAGGCGTAACGTCTGGCGTAGGTTATGGCTGACCCAGATGCTTGCGGGTCTTTCTTAACGGTCGGCAAGGTGTATTCCATCTCAAGCCATTGCCCTGATGTGTGCATTAATCGTGTAGATACGCCAACTCCAATATCATTACTGACTGGGAACTGAGTATAACTTAGGCCGTTATCAGCAAAGGGCTGCTTAATTGCTTTAATAACTGACGTTAGATCTGCATAGCTAGACTTAAAAAATGGGTTGGAACTATCTTTAACAGCACCGCCCATTTGACCCTGCGCTTTGCATAGTGCAGCGGCTAGTTCGTTAATTAA